CGTCGACGAAGCAGTCGATATCCTGGCGGATGCACACACCTCGATCCTGCGCATCGTTGAATGCGCCCTGCTGTCTGCGTTCGTCGTGATCCTGACGATCGCCGCTGGCGCGCAGGTGCCGCTATGACTGTCGGCTGGATCGTAGTCATTGCCGCGTGCAGTTTTTACGCGGGCTGCAATTTTGGCGCCGGGATCATCATCTGGAACTCGTGTCGCGCGGATCGGGAGGATCAGTGATGGGCACCGTTCATCATTTTCCGCCCCGCATGCGCCTCGTCCAGCCCGGTGTACGTAAGTACCTCGGCGAGTATCGCGCCCGCGAAATCTTCGTCGCGACCAAGCATATCGCTGATGCCGGGATCCTACTAGCCGCTGCTGGCCAGATCGACGACCTTGGGCGCGTTGCGGATCTGGCTTTCCTTGGAAATTCCCGCAGCAAGGAGATCCTTTTCAGTGAGGGCGCCACGCTCCTGGTAAAGCTTGAGCATGGCGTCTTGGTCGCGCTTGTCGTTGATTGCTGTTTGCTGGTCTTGCATTGACACTCTCCGTTAACTCCCTGGGTCGAAACGAAGCCGCACCAGGCGTGGCGGGCTTCGCTTCGACATCCGGGATGGGAGGAGGATCGTCCGGACGGGAAATAAAGAGCACAGCTTTAAAGCAATTTCAAGCTAGACTTGAAAAAATGATTTTAGAAAGCGACTCGACTCTTCTACAAAAAGAATCGATTATGAGAACGCAAGAAGAACAAAGCAGGTGGGGTGAAATGGTTTTCAAGCAAGCGCCAACGCTAGATGACGCCCTTTCGCTGTCAATCGAATGCGCGGACTGCGGTCACTCCAGGTGGAGGCGAGCTGAGGAATTCCGGTCTATGAAGATTGGTCCCCAGACTCCAATTCAGGAAGTCGCTGCAAAATTATTCTGCGCCCCTTGTCGGAGGGAGGGGCTACCAGGCAAAAATATCTCGGTGCAGGTGGCCTTCGCTAGCGAGGAACAGCGACGGGATGCTGAAAAATGGTCGAAGCTTAGAAACCAAACAGTTCGCGCGGCGGGATAACCCGCCAAATCGACTTTAGGGAGTACGCGTCGAAGGTTTTCAGTCCGGCGGGATTATATTGTTCGCAGATAATTTCTGACTTTGTCCTACGTACCAGCTTTTTTACGAATGCTTTTCCTACAGTCTCATCGTCCTCCGGATACATTTCAAGCAGGACGTGATCACCCTGAACTGGCGGCCTTCCGCCGCAGTAAAGCAACTCGCCGGGATCGTATCGGGGAACCATACTGTCCGATAAAATGTGAACAGCGAATACGTTCGCAACGTGAGCCAGTCCCGGCGGACGCCTCACATACCCAGCAACCTCGCCATTTAGTGAAAAATCGCCGTCATCTCCGCCAACCGCACCCCCAAGTACCTTTACGTCCATTGGCCCCAAAGGAATCATGGCCGGATCGGTAACAATCTCGGCCTCGTTCAGCAATCCAGCGTCTGACAGAAAGCTGACTTCGCCACGACCGAGGGCGCTTGAGTCTATCCTCAAGAAATCTGCGACCTTAAAAAGGTTCTCAGATGAGGGGAGATTGTCACCCTTTTCCCAGTTTCCGACTGCCGCTACCGATACGCCAACATGGGTCGCAACAGCTTGCATTGGAAGCTTTTTCTGCTTCCTAGCATTCCTCATCGCGGCGCCGATTGCGGTAGCTCTATCACTCTTTGTCATAAGGCTATTTGAAAGATTTGCTTTAAAGCCGTCCATCACAGTATCACTTGATATTTTTTTCAAGCTGTGCTTTCAATCGCCGCATGATCGAGACTGATGAAGCAAAAGAAGCATTGGAGCGCGCTCGCGCCTTAACAAAAGGCGGATCGAGCGCGATTGCTCGCGCTGTTGGCCTTTCTCCCCAGGCGGTTGCTCAATGGGACCGAGTTCCGGCCGAACGAGTTTTGGCTGTAGAAAAGCTCACGGGGGTCTCGCGCTATGAACTCCGGCCTGATGTCTACGGCGACCGGCCCGAGGCTTCTCGATGAACGGGCCTTACCCACTCTTTCCCTCGCGCGGTGTTCCTTTCCGCCGCGCCGACTGCCGCCGGGGTGGCGGACCTTCGAGCCCCGGCGGCTATTTTCGCTCTGGTTCTGCTTGTTCATGCGGACCTCCGTGAATTGATGACCGAGCTGTAAGGCGCGATCGCGCGCTGATCACCGAATCCTTTGCGGTTTTTGTTTCCTTGAATTTTCGAGGGGTTTTTGCGTGCGCGCTTTTTCCGAAATCTCCTATCGCAGCCTGAAGCGCATTTGCGGGGTCGCTTACGGCCTTGTAGGCGGCAACACGCTGTTCGCCCACTCCACCCGCGTCAGCGTTTCACAGCTCTCCAAGTACGCTTCGTTCAAGGAAGAGGACGACAAATCGTATATGCCGATCGACGTTGCGATCGATCTCGACCTCGCTGCCCAGTCCCCAATGATCGTAGGGCAGATGGCGGCGCTGCTCGGCTATAGACTTGAACGCATTGCTGTAGCCGAACACATAGGGCCCTTGTCAGCAGGCGATGCCCATACTTTGCTTTCTGAGGCAATGGACGTTTCCAAGACAATCCTGAAAGCCTCGGAAGACGGCCACTATGACTCTTTGGAGAAGAAGCAGATCCGGCACGAGTTGTGCGAACTCATTCGCGTTGCGCAGGTAACCCTGTCCAAGATTGATGAGGTGGCATCATGACCGCCAACAGCTCGCAGGTCGCGGGAGAGCGATCCGCAATTGTCATCGAAGTAGTCCTGGCAGATGGCGTTTTCGTCGAGAGCGAAGGATATCACCGACGCGTTTGCGTTCGGCTCAATACCAAAGGTTTTCTGAAGCGCGACGCGCAGCGAGCAGACGTGTGGTATCCGTCAGACAAGCTTCTAAGTATGCACCCTAACCACAAACCCGCAGCAGCTATTCAGCCCGCTCAAGCGCTTGTCGCTGACATTTTACCGTCGCTCTCCTCACCAGACCACTCAAGCCTCGCGACCACAATCCAGCGCGCTCGCGCTTTGTTCAACGAAGGTGATTACGAGGCGGCGCTATACCTTGCTGAAGGTGCATACGACCAGGCCAAAGCCGCAGCAAATTACGGAAAGCGCATGCGGGCAAGCGAACAGCTGATTGCCAAAGCGCATGAATTACAAGCCGACGCCCTTCGCATCGAATGGCACGCCAAGGTCGTTCTGGCGGATCACTTCGACGACGCCCAGAAGGCGGGCCTTGTCGCCCTGCCTGGGCGCCCGAAAAAGGTTTCCGACGAAAACCTTTTACGTCTGGAGGATGTTGGCTTGACGAAAGCCCGCATCCACGAGGCTCGAAAATACCGTGATGCCGAGAAAAAGGCGCCCGGGATATCCGAGCGTGCCATTCAGGCCCGACTGCAGGCCGGACTTGAGCCGAGCCGAGCCAATCTGCGAGCGGCGATCGGTACAGCATCGGCATCTAAGGACGATCGCGGCGCTAATTTCTACCAAACTCCACCCGAGGCGACACGAACGCTGCTTGCTCTGGAAAGCTTCACTTCCTTGATCTGGGAGCCAGCTTGCGGACTGGGCGCTATCTCTGGCGTACTGGAAGACGAAGGATACGACGTCCAACTTTCTGATCTGCACGATAGAGGTGTAACCGATCGCTTCGGCGAGTTGCAGGCAACGGGAGACTTTCTTCAGAGCCGCAGATCCACCGAGGGTGATGGGCCGGATATTGTAACAAACCCGCCTTACGGGGAGGTCCTTAACGATTTCGTAGCCCACGCATTGCGCGAGCATCGGCCGCGCAAGATGGCCTTGCTTCTCAATCTTAATTTCATCTGCGGCTTTGTCGACGATTCCAGAAATTTCGTGATGGACGTAAACCCGCCAGCTCGGATTTATGCCTTCAAGCATAGATTGCCAATGATGCACCGGGAAGGGTGGGACGGCCCCAAGGCTTCGAGCCGAATGAATACCGCGTGGTTCGTGTGGGAGCGTCAGGACGACGGCACATATGGAGCCGTCACAACGATGAAGCGTGTCGACTGGAGTGACTACGCAGATGCCGACGCACTAGAGCCAGAGACGTCGGGTCATGGCCCTGCGCCACACTTTTTCGACGGACCCGTCGAGCCGCCGCGCAAAACGCTGGACGAACGTGTCTCCGAAGAGCGTGGGCGAGCAACCGCATGGATCGGCGAGCGGGTGAGATTTGATCGTCCGGAAATGCGTCGCGGCCTCGGCGTGCGAGATGCTGTCGCAGAAGCATTGATCGCCGAATTCATTTCAAGTGGCGATGTCGGACTATCCGATGAAGAAGGTCAGTATGCCGTATTAAGGGCGATCGAAAGCGAAGCTGCATGAGCGGCCTCCTTCCTATCGTCGACGAGCTGGCAGATTGCCAGACGCACGCGGAGCGGGCGCGCTGGCTTCTCGCCTGCCCGCTCGACCTTCTCTACAGCCACGGCCTGCAGATCCGCACCACGGTCCGCAATGCCGGCTTTCCGGCCGGCGCCGCCTACATCGAGGCTGAGATGATAGGCCTGAAAGCCGTGCGCGACGGGCGCGGCAACCACAAACCAAAAATTCAGGACATGCTGCAGCGCGCTCGGGACGGCGTGCTTTCGGCTGCAGGACAGTGAGGGGCATATGTACGCAGGGGAATTATTTGGCGGGACGGCCGTCGCGCGGATCATGCGCGGAAACGATAAGGGGCAACCGCTCATCATCGACAGCTTTGCCGGCGGCGGCGGAGCTTCAACCGGCATTGAAATGGCGCTTGGACGCTCGCCGGACATCGCCATCAACCACGACGCCGACGCGCTAGCGCTACATGCGGTCAACCATCCAGAAACGCTGCATGTGAGCAAGAACGTCTACAAGATCGATCCGTTGGAATACTTGGAAGGTAAGCACGTCGGGCTAGCCTGGTTCTCGCCGGACTGCAAGCATTTCTCCAAGGACAAGGGCGGCAAACCGGTCCAGCGCAACATCCGCGACCTTTGCTGGATCATCCCGGCATGGGT